AGCATCGCCGGACCTCTGCCATACATCTCGGTCGGATTCACGGTGTAACGGCTGTACATATATGGGAATTCTTCGTAGCCGCCCTCATCGACAATCGCCTTATCGTCAATGCTGATGTGGTACGAGATCCACGGCATCCCGTGGTAGTCCTTGCGGTCACGATCCTTCTCAATCTGCGGTGTGACCACATGCAAAAACTCAAACTGCTTGTAGTGGTTGTCCACGCTCTCGAATGCCACCGCAACCTTGGGCGGTAGCTTGTCCCGTCCCCACTCCTGCGCGGCTGCCTTCGCACTCAGCATGTACTTGCGGTAAACCGTATCCACCTTGCGTGCCGGGTCGAGTTCGATGAACACACTGCCCACATGGCATTGCACATATCGCACGCCATGACCGTCCTTGGGCTCGTCCACGAAGAGGCACGCATTGCCAAAGGCACCGAGTGACTTGTACCCCTCGTGCATCTGCGCGTAATAGCCCGCCTTCGGCGAGTTGCGAGCCTGAAACATGATCCGGCCCACCTCCTCAAACCACTTCTTGACGGCTGAATCCTTGTTCAAATCATCGTTGGTGCTCTTGAGCGTGTGCCACTTCTGTGCCCTCGGTGTGAGCATGGACTCCATCGCCGCCGCAAACTTCTCGAGGGCCAACGCAGCAGTCGCATCGAAGATCTTTGTGCTGCGCTTCTCGCCTGGAGTGCGGTCAGTCAGGAACTCATCCGCAGCGGGCCATACCAATTCGGCCACCTCGGACCAGTGGCTGTCCCAATTGTAACGGCGGCCCTCCAATTCGCGGAGTTTTCGCAGACAGTCCTCTACTGATTTCGCCATCCTATGCTCCTGTCAAATACTTGTTGGCCGTGTTGGCCGGTCCTGGCTGCCCTAACGGAGAGCCCGACATGATCTGGCTCGCTCGCCCGTGCTCTCCCGCCTGCCGGCGGCGTTGTTCGGCCATTCGCTGTGCAGTCCGCGCAGCGTCCCCCGACAGATCCGCAGGAGCCTCTGGCTTCGTCGGTGGCTTGGGGGCCTTCGGCTTGGTGGCGATTTGTGCCGCTGTGCTTGCTACGGTTGCCGCGATCAACGCAAGCTCTAATCCCGTTCCCATTGTGTTTCTCCTTCTAGCCCAGCAACTGGGCGGCTGATTGACTTCCAGCACCGAGGGGTTGCCGGATTAAGTTGGCAGCGCGTAGTCGCCTGTTTGCAGTGCTGCCACCACCGCCACCACCGCCACTGCCGGCTGCACGGTCACTCGAGGCGAGGCGTCGTCCCTCGGCTGATCTTGCTCGACTGGCTTGCCGACCGGCACCGCCTCGAGCTGCACCCCCACCCAATCGTGGGCCTTGACCTTGACGCAACAGTTCAGCAGCACGGGTAGCCTGGGCAAATGGCCTGCTCAGTGCTTCCCGTTGCGTCTGCTGGTCGTCATAGGCTCCCTGGGTGCCTGCACCAAACTCTTCAGTTGCTGGTGCGCTTGCAATGCCCTTGAGTTCCTGCTCGCGTAGAGCAAACTTGCGCTCGCTCGCTTCAAACCAACGGACTTCATCCTCGGCCTTATCAGATTGGTACTTTCCCTCGTAATTCTCAGGCCCCAACCCTTGCGAAAAGTATGGGTTTACTAACTCGAAATTCTTGAGCTGTGACCTCCCAGAATCAAAGCTAATCTGGAAATCCGTTTCCGGGGTGATGTCACTCAACCGGGACTGGGCACCGGCTAGACCTTGACTCGCCAGACCGCGAAACCTCTGAACCGATGCAAGATTGTCCCAGTCCACGGAACCCGTTCCACTCCCGCCGAGGGCAGACGCGTTGTAGGCGTTGTTACCGTATGGGTTGGGAGAGCCACTCATGCCTTGACCGCCGCCGCCGGAAGAGGATCGGGGTTTCACAAGCGCAGCCGTGAATGCACCCTCCCTAAAGTTGCCTGTGGGTGCAGTCCAAGGGTCTGGAATAAATCTGGCCCGTGAGCGACCGTCCGACCCGACCTCAGTGACCGTCCTCCCAGGCCCCCGATCTGGCGTATTTTGTCGCGGGGCCGTTCCGTATGATCTCATGCTGTCAATTCACTCCTAAGTCGCGGAAGGTTCCACCCTCTGCGTTCGTCCAGCCTCGAGCCGACAGGAATCGCCGCATCGTAATTCTTGGAATGCGGGGATCTTCACCCGGCAACCCGGTCACACTCCACAGCCGCTTGGCACCCAGCAGCTCGCCAATCACCTCGATCCCCGTCATGTGACGCTCTGTTCCCAACCGACCCCGTGCCTCGGGTGCTGCACATGCGTGTAGCGCGAGACTTTCATTCTCAGGCCCCTGGAGGAACCACACGAGGACGTTCTCGCCGTACCGGACCCAGGAGGCGGTCTGAGCCTCGAGGTCGCTCACGGGCCTTGGGTAGCCCCATGCGGCCACGTCACGCTGGGCTTGTTCCCAGTCTGTCTCTTCGCGGAAGAAGTCTAGGCCCATTCGACCCCCCTCTCACGAGCGCGCCGCTCCTCGCGAGCGATCAACTGGCGGATGCGGGTCCCAGACAGACCGTACTTCTCGGCGAGTTGCTTGATCGTCCAGCCGTGGCCATGACGCAGATAGGCAATATCCACGTTCCTCACCAGCCGCTCTCCCTGACCCTTCCGATACTTCACATCACCGCCTGTGTCTGGGTGCGCTCACCCCGGTTTCGGTTCGCGGGGATCAATGCGTCACGTCCCTCGCCTCCACCCATCAAACTATACTCGAGAGCCTCCACCGGGTGCGAATACTCATTTTTGTCTGGCAAATCCGTGTAACGCTCACTCCCTGCGATCTTCATGCGGCGGTAACAAAACCCGCCCATTAAGCCCTTCCGTACCATCTTGGCCTTGGGCGACACCTGGAGTGCAGGCTTGCCGTCCATGCAGATCCGCAGAGCAGGGTTTGACACCGAAGCACGGCGAAGGTCCGGGTTGTTGGAGTGGCACGCCTTCGCGGGAATGCCCGCAGCTCGCAGGATGCGAATGGGTGTGTCCTCGGTGGCCTGACCCTGGGCTGAACCTGCCGGGTCGCACCACACCTCTACCGGCATCCCAGAATAGTTCGCGTCTAGCCAGCGTTTGAGTTCAGGCCCGAAGATCGCGGCACTCATGTCCGTGGCGACCAGCTCATCCAGCACAGCTCGCCGGCCCATGTCCTCGATGTGCTGCGTGATGACCGCAGCGGGAGTACGACCGAAGTCGATGCCGATGATGAGCGGATAGCGGCGGTCTGCCTCGATGGGCTCCGCTGTGGTGTGGACCGAATCCACAAACCACGGGTGGACGGGCTTGCCATCCACCAGGAAGTGATACTCGTTGGCTAGAGATACGCGAATCCAATCGTGCGACTTGCCCTCCAAGCCTCGGCGGTAGTAGCCATCGGGGAGGTTCTCGAGGTTCTCGGCGTCAGGGTTCGGAATCCACTCGCCCTCCTTCTCGCCGGGAAACACGCCACCTGGCTGCCGGAAGAACTTCCAGCCCTTGGGACGCACATTCTCAGCCAGGTTGTAATACCAACTGTCCTCGTCGGGAGCGTTGGTGTCGAGGATCATGCCGTGCCAAGTGCATTCGACACCACCCGATGCCATCGACGGGTAACGTCCGTGCCGGAGGTCGGCCATGTCTACAATCGACTTCTGGATTTCCTTGCCTTCGTTGAACCACACGCCGGATACCTGCTGTCCTCGAAGCTTTCGGACTCCATCGTCACGGTCGAGGGCGAGGAACACCATCTCGCTCAAGACGTGCGTGCCATCCTCCAGGTGGAAATCCACGGTGAACGTGGGAGGTGCAAGCCCCCCGTATCGCATCTTGCCCAGACCCTCGAACACCGCGCAGAAATCCTTCTGGGTTGTGCCCATGAGATCGGGGTAGGTGTTCCGCACCGCAATCCACCGACTGGGACGCTGGCCCTTGGCGTTGGGCTCCTGCTCGATCATGTGCGCCATGATCCGCTGCACAACGGCAAAGGTCTTACCTGAGCCTAGTGGACCCATGATCGCTGACACCCGCTCTCGGCAGCGCATGAAATCGTTCAGCACCGGGTACTGGGGCACACCCACAGAAATTTCAGTCCTCGTTGCTGCGGCCACTGGCCCCCCCAGTGTAATCCCTGAACACCACCACCGGGCCACCTTCGTCGCCTGTGATGTGGGTCACGTTGGGGATCAGCTTGCTCACGAGCGTGGCGAAGGTCTTGGGATCGGAGTCACGCAGGTCGGTGAAGAACTCCTCGCCGCCATCCTCGGCTGTTGCTTCTAGGGCACGCACCAGTGCATCCCTCACGTTCCGGGTGTGCTTGTTCTGCACTCCGGGCTTCCGTCCGCCGGTCTTCTCTCGCCCCTTCTCGAAAGGTCTGCCCGGCAGAACCGCCTCCTACTCTCTCTTGCTCTAGGTCAGAGCGACTACGACGTTGATATGAGCGAGGGATGGCAAGGTTTAATCCCCCGCCACCCCCCGCCGCAGTAATGGTAGGGGTGACCCATCCAATCACTGCGGGAGGTTGCACCCAGTATCCTGGGCTTTTCTCCCCCTTGTGACAGATCCGGTCACACGTCAATGGGCTAGCGAGGTTTGTCTGCTAATTGACGGTTTGGGCGTTCGCGTTGCCGCTTCGTC